TCCGCATCCTCCGGCTGACGGACTCAAGGGGGTAACTCATGCCTGGTATCTGGACGCAGAAAACTCTGACCATCCCGAACGGACAGACCTCCTCGAACGAGATCGACCTTGAGGCGGTCTTAACCCGTAACGCCGTGCATCTCCTGGTGCAGTCGCCGGGGACCCTCCCAGAGACGGTCAATCCCCAGATCTCCATTGACGGCTCTGCATACGTCATCCTTCAAAGCGGGGGGACGGACATCGCCCTTCCTGCGGGCCGAGGCACCCAGCTCCAACATATCACCGTCCGTAAGTTCAAGGTGGTCGCAACGGGAGCAGTCGGCGGGGAGAGAGTCTTCACTGTCGCCGTAGGAGTCGCGTAATGGCAGCCTCAAAGGTCAACATCGCTAACCTCGGTCTCACCCTCCTCGGGAACCCGCCCATCCTCGACCTGGATGAGGATAACGACCGGGCCCGGGTGATGAACCGCCTCTATCCCGATATGCGCCGGGAGGTCCTCGGTGAGGGGGAGTGGGCCTTCGCCATCAAGCGGGGTGTGCTCCCCGCCACGACTAGCCCAATCTGGTGGTTCAGCACCGCCTTCGCTCTCCCTGCGGACTGCATCCGGGTCCTAAACATCGACGGGAGTCAGTTCGACGAGTGGCAGGTGGAGGGCCAGACCATCGTCTGCTTCCGCACCTCTCTCAGCATCCGATACATCTTCGACAATGACGACCCGACGACCTATGGCCCGGGCTTCATCACCTCACTCGGACATCGGTTGGCGGCGGCTGCTGCGTTTCCGCTGACCAACTCGACTGAGACCGCACGGGATATGTTCAGGCTGTACGAGAAGATCGTCCAGGCGCAGAAGACCGTGGACTCGATGCAGGGGCAGACTCCTCGCTTCGATGTTACGGAGCTGGAGAGTGCCCGGCACGGACTGTTCTAGCCGACAGAGAGACGTATACATCCTGTATACATCTGTATATAGGGATGGAGTAACGGATGCCGGTCAAAGAGAACCACGTCCAGCAGACCTTCAACGCCGGGGTGCTGTCTCCACGGATGCACGCCCGGACTGACTTCGAGCGGTATGCGGCTGGACTCAAGATCTGCACCAACTTCATCCCTCTGGTCCAGGGAGGTGCCCGCCGTCGGAGTGGGACCCGCTGGGTTGGGGAAGTAGCCGACTCGACCAAGATCACGACCCTGATCCCCTTCCAGTTCAGTGACCAGCAGGGGTATCAGCTCCAGTTTGGGGATGAGATCGTCCGCTTCCACCGGGACCAGGGGACTCTCTCCATCAGCGATACCGATGCGGTTGTCCTCAACGGGACCTTCAACACGGACCTGACGAGCTGGTCCGACCAAGACAGTGGTGGTGGCATTTCGTCCTGGGACGCTGGGGGCGGAAACGGACGGATGAAGCTCGTCGGTGGGGCAGGAGTCGCAGCCCGTCGGCAGTCCTTCGCCGTCGGTGCAGGCAACCAGGCAAACCTCCACGCCCTCAAGTTTAAGATCATCACGGACGGCGTGACCCTGCGGGTCGGAACCTCAGCAGGTGGACAGGAACTCATCGCTGACACGCTATATGATCCAGGCTGGCACGTTGTCACCTTCACGCCTGGAGCAACACCCATCTATATTGAGTTCCGTGAGGATGCCGGGACCACCTCATATGTGGACGACGTAAGCCTGATCGACGATGCGCCTCTCTCGGTGGACTCTCCCTACGACGAGTTAGATGTCTACCTCCTCGACTATGCCCAGTCCGCCGATGTCATGTGGATCACGCATCAGTCGTACAAGCCGCACACGATGCAGAGGTTCTCGGATACGTCTTGGTCCCTGACTGAGTTTACCCCGACCGCAGACCCATTCACCACTGCCACCAACTACCCGGGGACCGTGACCCTGTTCGAGTCCCGCGTGGTCTTCGGTGGGACCCTCACCGAGCCGGATACGTTCTGGGGCTCCAAATCAGGGGACTTCGCGGACATGACCGTCGGTGTCGCTGACGACGACGGGTTCAAGTTCACCCCCGCGACGGATAAGGTGAACGCGATCCAGTGGATGCTCTCAGCCAAGCGGCTCATCCTTGGGACGTTCGGTGAGGAGATCTCGGTCTCTGGTGGGGGAGCTGATGAGCCGATCACCCCGTCGAACATCGACGTGGACCCGGAGACCTCACACGGCTCTGAGCGTATCCGCCCGGTGAAGGCAGGGCAGGCTGCAATCTTTGCACAGGCAGGTGGGAAGAAGCTCCAGGAGTTCTCCTTCGATGATGTCGCCCTCGCCTTCAAGTCGGAGAACCTGACCATCCTGGCCGAGCATCTTTTCAACCTCCCTGGTGTGAAGCTCGCGCAACTGATCTACCAGCAGGAACCCGAGGGGATCGTGTGGGCCATCACCGACGATGGGCTGCTTCACTCGATGACCTATGATAAGAGGCAGAAGGTCGTCGCCTGGGCTACCCATATCATCGGTGGGTCCTTTGATGCCGGTGTTATCGGGGTCGTCCCTGCCGTGGTCGAGGCGATCAGCACGATCCGAGGTACAACCGGCGAGGTCGATGAAGTCTGGATGATCGTCAAGCGGACCATTGACGGTGTACAGAAGCGGCATATCGAGATCATCGACGACATCGGTGGGATCACCTACCCGCAGGTCCTCATAGATGCCGCGCTCCAGTACAACGGAAGGGTTGACACGGCGACTCTTACGCCCGGTGCAACCACGGGGAATGGCGTCACCTTTACCGCCTCCACCTCGACCTTCGTCGCGGGGGATGTCGGAAGGGAACTCCACAACCTTGGCGGACGAGGCAAAGCTCTCGTCGCTACCTTCGTCAGTGACACCGAGGTAACGGCGGACATCTTCGATGACTTCCCCTCGACCGCTCCCATCCTGGGAACCCAGTGGGGGATTGCCGTCAGCGGACTTACTGGGCTTCTCCACGTCAAGGGGGAGACAGTTGACATCCAGGGGGACGGCGCACCTTACGATCCACAGGTCGTGGATGCGTCTGGCGAGATCAGTGGTCTCGTCCCCGCTGCGGTCCTGATCGAGGTGGGTCTTGGCTACGACTCTGAGCTTGAGACCCTCAGGCCATCCTTCGCCAAGTCTCCGATCCACGGGAAGATGATCTCCCGAGCAGAGATCTTCGTCCGGGTCAGTGCGACCCTCGGACTGATGGTCAACGGCGTGGACATCCCTTTCCGTTCGACGGAAGACCTCATGGACTTGGTGCCAGCATTGAAGACCGAGGATCTCCGCATCCTCAATCTGAACTGGGACCGGGATGGTTTCATCAACATCAAACAGAACCAGCCTCTCCCCTGTGAGGTGCTGGCGATCTTCGGAGACGTGACAGTTGGCTCAGCAGGGACTCGTTAGGCTCGTCAAGTTCGAGGGAGGTCATCTGGAGTACCTTCGACTGCATGGAGTCGAGATGGCGATGTTCGATCCTCGCTTCCTGACCTATGCAGACCTAGCGGTGATCTGCCAGCGAGGGACGGCCTTTACCATCCTCTATAAGGAGGAACCTATTGCCTGCTCAGGGGTCGTCCCGCTTAACACGGGTGTCGGTTTCGCCTGGGCCGTCGTGAACAAGCTGGCCGCACGGAGCAAGACCCGCGTCGTCTTCATGCACGCGAAGGTGGGTCTCCGTGCGATCCAACGCGACTACCACCGGATCGAGACAGTCTCGATGGTCTCGGACGAGGTGGCGTTCTCCTGGATTAAGCATCTTGGTTTCCGCATCGAGAGCACCATGGCGAGGTACGGCTCGGACAAGACGGACTTTTATAAGTGGGTGTACTTCCCAGAGGAGAATTAGCATGGGCGTAGATCCAATCACAATGATGATGGTCGCAGGCGTGGCCTCTGGGGTCATGGGTGCCGTCTCCGGTTTCGGTGCTGCTAAGGATGCTGAGAAGATCGGCAAGATGGACGCAGCCCTCGCCCGGAAGAACGCCGCTGTCACAGCCCGTCGTCTCCGGCTTGAGGGTGAGCGGGGAGCCAGCACTGCCATCGCTCGCTTCGGTGCGTCTGGTGTCATCCTTGCCGGGTCCCCGATACTCGTGGCAACCGAGATCCTCAGTGAGAAGCTCCTTGAGGCTGATCTCGCCCTCGAAGCCGGTGAGTTCGCAGCTTTCAGTACCGAGGCAAAAGCAGCCGAGAAAGCTCGAAGGGGTCGGCTCAGGGGGGTAAAGAGTCTCATCAGCGGAGGGACCTCGATCATCGGAGGGCTTGGTACGAAGGAAGACGGTACGAAGAAGACCCTCGGGTTTGGGATAGACCCACTGGAGTAGACGATGCCTAAGATCCCTCAGCACGGATTTGCCCGATCACAGGGCGCACGAGTCAGTGCCCCGCTCCAGGGGCCCGGCCTCCTGGCGACGGTTACTGATGCTCTCCTCGGCCTCGCCAAGGAGCGGGACGAGATGCGCCAGCGGAACGAGTTGAGCGAGGCCATCACTGAGGCTGAGCTTCGCATCTCCAGAGGCGTCCAGGAACTCAAGAAGAATCCTGACCCGGACAACCACGCGGCCAATGTGTCCGAACTCATCCAGAGCGTGACCGGGGAGATCCTCGGCGGTGTTCAGCTAGGCCCCGAGAACCAGGCTGAGCTTACCAATACGTTTCGTAAGCTCTCGCTGGAGTACGAGGTCCAGGGTAACGTAGCACAGGCCGCTATGGTCGTGGACCGTGGTCGTGCCTCCGTCCTGCGGACTACTCGGACCTACGAGGACATGATTACGGAAGCGGAGACCCCCGCAGACCGTATCCGACTGGTCCGTGAGTTCGAGGGGGTCATGGCCCGCGCCGTCCAGGATGGCTACTACAAGGATGAGGAGGCAACGAACTCTCTCCTTACCGTGCTTGATCGTGCGACTCTCCGGCGTGCTGAGCTGATCGCCTTCGGAGATCCCGAGGCGATCCTCCGCTCCGATGACCTGGAGGAGGACTATGGTATCCGTCCTCACCAGCAGGACGACATCATCGGGAAGGCCCTCACCGCTCTCAAGAATCGGGACAACCGGATCGACAGGGACCTTGCTGCCAAGAAGCAGGAGCTTGAGAGTGACCTCCTCGTGGCTGGCGTGAAGGGCGAGCTGACCCCCAAGATGATCCGGGAGGCTTCTCCCTTCGTCTCTCGGGAAGCCGCTATGTGGGCTACGAGGCAACTGACGGACCCGACTGCCGTCCCTCTTGACCCGATACTCCTCCGGGACGCCCGGGCTGGGGTCCTCGACGGTACTGTGTCCGCTGCCGGGGCGAAGCAGCTCCTCTACGATGACAGCCTCCCGGGGAAGGAAGGAGTCGCTCTATTCCGGCAGGCTCTCCAGACCCAGGACGCGGGGTTCCAGCGAGCCAAGCAGCTCCTCTACGGTGCAGCCGGTCTCCGGGACATTATGACTATGATGGATGAGACGGATAAACAGCTCAAGGCCCTCATCCTGGAGAGACTCGCTAAGGCACGAACCAAGGGTGAAGATCCCGACGAGGTAGCAAAGACGTATCTTCCGGTTATCAAGGCCCTCCGTGATGGGGACTTCAAGAGCGAGCGGGGGATGATCGAGGGGAAGCTGTCCAGTCATCCCTTCCCGGATGTCAGGTCGATGCCTCGCGGACCCGAGAAGCTCCGGCTGATGGTCCTCTGGAACCGTCTGAATGAATTACAGAAGGAGGAGGAGAGACTTGGCACAGCTATCAGGAAGTAACGAGGAGCAACTGTTCTTCGACGAGTACGGAAAGAAGGTCGAGGAGGAGTTTAACGCTCTCAATCCGACTCCGATTGAGGATGCAGACCCCGATGGTGTGACCGACCGTCACCGGGGGGAAGCCACGACTCTGATCCAGGACGCCCTCGCTCCATACATCGCCATCTTCCAGAAGGATATGTTCAAGGCGGGGACGAAGACTGCACAGGAGGGTGAGGCTCCTACGGGAGTCATGGGGATCAGCGACGTACCGGAGTTCGATCCCGTCACCGTGGCAAAGATGGCCTCATTGTTCACGGCCATGGCCTTCCCCATCTTCGATGCGACTGCTCGTTCCGTGGAGTCCGCCATTGGGGAAGGGGCCAAGGTTAATGTGGAGACGCAGGTCCCTGGAGGTGAGACCTCGACTGCTGCGGAAGCCTCCACGACCAAGGTCGATCCTCGCGGGCGTGTCGGGTCCACCGTGGGCATGGCTGTCGGTGGGATTACCGAGGCCCTCGCCCGTGGGCTTGCTCGGGGCATCGGGCACGTCGCTCTCCGTAAGATGTCCCGCCGGGCTGTGCAGGCCAAGCTCGGAGGGATGTCTGATGCAGACATCGCTAAGAATATCGACCTCGCTATGAGGATGCAGGATGTCGCGGAGATCCCCGGGCTCCCCGAGGAAGTGTTCAGCCGGGCTCAGATCACCCCCAGCGATGCTGTGACCCGGGTCAAGGGGGCTCCCGTCCTCAATATGAACGTCCCTGACCGTGGTATCCACCTCCAGATGATGGTGGAGGAAGGTGAGCTTACCCTCGGAGGGATGAGTCGTGACCCAGGCGTCAAGGGTGGAGTGAAGGGTGCCGACGATGCGATCCTGGCTGCGATGGGGCACGGGGAGAAGCACGGGTTTACCGAGGTCACGCTGGGGACCCCTGCTGAGCGGGCAACCACCGAGACGACCAAGGGTGGGAAGATCGTCGTGGACCGGATGGTTGAGGCTGGCCTTATCGAGGTCGCAGAGAAAGAAGGCGGCAAGCGTGTCGCCAGCCTCACCGACCTCGGTCGTGCCGCTGTCCGCGAACGCTTCCTCGTAGCCCGCATAGGCGATGAGGTCTCGCAAGGGACCCTCCAGCTCCGGGATCTTATGACCCGTACCGAGAAGGTCATGTCCGTCAAGAACCTCGACTACCTGATGAAGCGGGGTATCGTCACCAACCGGAAGACCGCAGAGGAGGCTCTCAAGCTCCCGATGACTGTCCAGGACATCCTGGGCCGTCCTCTCGGGATGGGTTTCGTGTCGAGCGCAGAGGCGACCAAGGCTGCCCTCATCCGGGACATCCTCGGTGATGAGTCCATCCTCATATGGGAGAGCTTCCTCAAAGGTGAAGCTACCCGCGAGGAGTTCGTCCAGGCCAGTCTCCTCTGGGCCAACGTCCGAGGTAAGGTGAAGGCCGCTGGGTCCGAGACAGGCCGTACCCTGGAGAGCCTCAAGGGGAAGGCCCTCGATCTTGCTAGGAAGCAGGCCGAGGAGACCATGGTGGAGATCGCCAAGGACAGCTTCCGCGTCGGTGCCGAGATGTCCGACAAGCAGTTCACCCGGCTCGTCGGGAGGATGGTTAAGACGCCAGGTCGCTTCGGGCCGTTCATGGAGAAGGTTCGCTCGCTCCCTGATGCGGTCCTCGAAGCCTACTACGGTACGCTGCTGGGGCCCTTCTCCTTCGTGCGGAACTGGGCGGGGAACACCGCCTTCCTCACGGCGAACGTCTGGGAGCGGCATATCGCTGCCACCCTTGGCCGGGAGATCGCTGCCGAGGAGGGCTTCGACATCATGGCTGGGATCTGGGCCTCGCAGTCTGCTGCGTTCAAGGGGGCGTTCCAGACCGCGAAGACCGGCGAGTCTCTGTTCGGTCTGATGGCGACCAAGATTGAGGGGGCAAGTGGCGGCGCACTAGCGACCAAGGCGTTCACCGCCGAAGCCTTCGGTGCCCAGAATGTCCCCGTGCTGAACAAGGCCCTGGACTACCTGGGTGTCTTCTACCGGGCTAACCCTCGCTCCCTGCTGGCGGCTGATGAATACTTCAAGGTCATCAACTTCCATGGCGAACTCTATGCCCAGGCACGACGGACAGCGTTCGGGGAGCTTGGGGTGGAGAACGTCGCAGCCTACAACGCCCGCTTCGCGGAGCTGATCGAGAACCCCACGAAGAAGATGCTGAACGAGGCTCTCTACGCTGCGAATGACCTGACCTTCACCCGGGATCTTAGCGGACGGATGGCTGCCTTACAGAAAGGATTGAGCCACCCGATCATCCGTATCCTGGCGATCCCGTTCTTCCGTACCCCGGCGCGTATCCTGGAAGCCTCGATGGAACGGATGCCTGCTGTCGGACTCCTGATGAAGCAGATGAGGGCAGACCTCGCAGCGGGTGGGGCCAAGGCCCAGCTTGCTGTGGCAAAGCAGGCCAACGGTCTCCTGCTGATGACAGGTGCCATGATCCTGGAGCAGCAGGGCCTCATCACGGGCAACGGCCCCAAGCATCGTGGCCTGAACCGCCACCTGGCCGAACTCGGGTGGCAGCGGACCAGTTTCTACGACATCCTAAACGACCGATACGTTTCGATGGAGGGTATGGAGCCTCTGACCTCGCTCCTTGCGATGGGAGCCGACCTAAACTTCTGGCTCCGCGAGCTGGAGGTCATGGGTGTCGATAGCACAGACCCTCGGGTCATTGGGCTCATCTCTGCCGTCTCCCTCTCCGTCTCTAAAAACTTCGTCAACAAGACCTTCATGCAGGGCTGGGCAGAGTTCATGGACGCCCTCGACTCTGAGGCTGACATCACGAAGATGGCAGACCTTCTCCGCTCACGGATAGCAACAGCGTTCACCCCAGCCACGCTCAAGGTTGTCAAGAGCGGGCTGGACCGGGAGCGCAAGGAGATCCACACCCTCGCTGACAAGATCTTCGCGGGGCTCCCGTACTTTTCAGGATGGGTCCACCCGAAGCGGAACATCATCACCGGCGAGCCTTTGATGACCGAGGGGTCCATGCGGCTCTTTGGCATCCCCGGCACCGAGTTCGTCAGTCCGTTCTTCGTAAGCACGCTCAAGGAGGACCCGGTTATCCTTGAGCTTGTTCGGCTCCGGGGAGGTGGGATCTCACCTCCACGTCCAGTGGTCTTCGGGCGTGCCCCTCCGACCTTCCCCATGCGACCGGCACAGCCCGAGGAGGGGGTTCCAATCAACGCAGAGGAGTATGACCGGCTCGTCATCCTGATGACGCAGGAGGTGAAGTCCGGTGGAAAGAACCTCCACCAGTCTCTCAGACACCTCATAGGTAAAGACTCGTACAAGTCGCGGAACGATCAGGCCCGGACCAATGCCGTCCAGCGGGTCTACCAGAAGTACAAGGAGGCGGCTCAGCTCAAGCTGGTAAGGGAGTCCGAGCGGCTCCAGGGCTTGATCGAGGAGAAGTTTGCGGAGAGGAGAGAGGGTCTAAGTCGGCTTCCAGCAGGTCAGAGTCCAGAGGCGGGCCCTGTCCGTCTCCCTGGCTTGAGTATAGGGAGGTAACACCAAATGTCATTCTCTACCACGACCAACAAGAAGTTCTTCGACGGGGATGGGGCGACCCTGGCGTTCCCAGTAACGGAGTACGTCGTCTACAAGGACACCCATGTCGAGGTGACGGTAGACAGCGTGGTCCAGACCCTCGTTACGGACTACACCGTCGCCATCAATACTCCGCTGCCTGGAAGTTCTCGCACGATGCGCGTCCTGTGCGGGATACGAGCGATCATGGTCGCTCCGTTGGCGCCACTAGGCATGCGCTGCTGGACTACGCTAACAATCTCAACGTCAGCCAGGTAAGTGATGCCGTTGAGATTGGCATTGGTGCAAATGATAACGCTGCTGGCGTCCTGTTGAAGCAGCGATGTCATACCAAACCAGCAGGTATCCATGAGGGCCATGGAGTTGTTGAACTCCATCCCGGCATCACCGGTTATCGGCGT